ATACACCAGCAGTAGATGTTGTCGAATCAATTTCTGTTAATTTTACGCCTGGGCTATGTTGAAATGCCATATCTACTGTCTCCTTGTGGAAGGATTGAATCATTTATTTTGATTATTTATAAAAAACTACTCTCTGCCTCATCCAAAAGCCCAAGCCAAGTCTCACCATTTGAACCTATGTGAATAACTTCCACTACATCTGTACCAGTTTCGATAAATCCAAATGGTGTTAATTCTTGTGTGATTTCGTCATCACTCATCTCTCTTAAATTACCAAGAGTATTAATGGATGTTAATTCTTTGAAATATTCCTGATCCGATAACCATGCAAATAAAACCAATCCCATAACCAAATCATCATGTTTACCAGACTCAGCTTCATATGACATTCCTTTTTTAGAAAAAGTTGATAATTCACTTATACTTTCGATATCATTAATAATAAGTTGATTTTGTTCTATTAATAATTTTAAAATAGAACAACCTAATGACTTAACACTTTTTGTTGTACGAATACCTCTATCAACATCCTTACCGAATCCAGAAGTAATTCTTTTGCCGGCTCTACCGGCATGTTCCGTGAATAATATATTTTCATACTCAAAATCATAATGTAGAGCGGTTGCAACCTGTTCACCAATATCGTTGATTTCTACCAGTACAGTTGCATTATTATATGATTTACATACTCGAAAAAGAATATCAGCGTAATCAATAGGTGTTATGGTATTATTTCTATAAACGCATACCTGATTGTATGGCATCTTCGATACATCAATGATACTAAACGCTGAATAATCCAATCCCTTGCCTCTGGATACATCAGCAATACAGACATAGGCTTTATTCGCCTCTGGTTTGGTATACATTTTCATTCCATCATTTTGATGAACCGGTATCATATGTACCAATTCTTTTAATTTATAACCGGCAATAAGAGTGCTGGATGATCCAAGAAATTCTACCTCAAACTCCTGTGCAAACTTTTCGGTATCAAAATTGTTTGCAGCAAGAGTATCCTGTTTCCATTTTTCATCTCTACCAGGAACTCTATCCCATTTAACCATTATTGGATGGAAACTACTTCGTCCTTGTATTGCATTTTGCCATGTTGCATAGAAATGGTTTAGTCCATTTGGCGTTGAAACTAGAATCATCTTCGTGGATGTACCAGATGAAATGGTAGGATAAACCGATGTAAAAAATTCATCCCAATTATCAATGAAGGCGGCCTCATCTATGAACAATAGATTGATGGTATAACCACGAATGTTATTTGATGATGTTGCCGTGGCAATAACACGGCTATTGTTTTCTAAAACACATGAGCCTTTATTCCATTCAACAATACCATGTTGTAACCACTTGGGCAAATGTTGGTATGCCAACTGGACTTTGCCTAGGATTTCTCTCGCGGTTTCGCCCTTGTTCGCCAATAGAGCAACAGTTTTATCTCTATTGAATAAAATATACCAAAGAATAAATGCACATGTTGTTGTTGAATTATGACTTAAAATACCATTGGTATAATACCTATGATCTATATGATTCACACCCAAATCATACATATGTTCTTCAACATCATTTTCGATAATTTGAGTTACTTGTTCCAATCCATTTGCGGTATGAATTTCCATACCAACATGCAGATTCTTAACAAATACTTCATTATAATTTTTATCAAAAACAATATGATTGTCAGCACAATCCAATGAGAATGAATTGGTATTTAAACTCCATTTTTTGAATTTTACAGTCTTATGGCTTTCTGATAATTCATGCCAACCGGTATCTGTTAAAACAGAAACCCCCTTTAGGCAGAAACTTTCAATGAATTTTTCATTACCATCATTATTCTGTCTGGTTGACAATAAAGAATTTCTGTTTCTATCAAATGCCTGTAGAATTTTTTTTACATTATCATCATTGATTGTTGTTAGGAATGGTTTCTCAAGATTGATTGAGATATATCTAGCAATATCATGCACCGTCTTTATTTTCATGGTACATGGATCAGAATCTAGAAATCTAATAGTAACCTCAGTATCTTCGGTTACACATTTACCTGACTGTCTGGCCATGGCAATAACATTATTTCTGTTTTCGACCATGGCATGTAACATTTCAACCTGATAATCATAAGGCTCAAATGGAATTAAGCCCCTATCCACGTTGACAATCTTGATATAATTTCTAACGAAATAAACAACATCCTGAGAACATTTGATAATCTCCTCAACCATCTCGGGGGTCCAAGATACCTCTACACCGGCTCGCTTTAAATTAGGATTGCCGTTATAGAATTTCATGTTATCAATTTTTACGTCCATGATTCTTTTTCTTTAGTTAGGAATAATTTCATTGCATTTTTTACTTGACAAAGGTTTTAGTCTTTGGTATAATAAATCTGTGATTGATTGGAAAACATATAAATTAATTATTCTTCATTTTGTTAATGATTTCATGTAATTCAGATGTTGAACCAACAAATAAATTATTAGTAATAGATTTCTTAGATTCCTCTTGAGGAACATCAATCTTATCAATTGCTCTAATCTGTTCTTGAATTTCCATCAACTTACTAGAAGCTACAACAATACTATCCATCAACTTACCAATAACCTCAAAGGCTCTAGGATTCTGAGATTGTTCTGCAATAATTGATAGCTTATCAATAGCTTCTGTACCAGATTCAATTGCTCTACGAATATTGGCTCTAGAGTAAGTAAAATCCTTTAATGCAGAATCATTCTTGGCATTAGATTCAATAATAGATACCATTGGATTTAATAGTTCTGAATTATTGTTCATAGGGGGGGATATATTCAATGCCCTATCAATAGGATTGTCATCATCATCGTTATTATCGTCATTCATTTATTTAAATTTCCAATGGATCATTGATATCAATTACAAAACCAAAGTCATCTGTTGCAAGAATTTCATTTACCGGTATGGATAGTGAAGAATTGGAAGTTGGTTTGCCATTTCCAGTCAATCCAGGCTGTACATGAATTAATGCTGATGGAGAAGTGTTTCCTATGGCAGATGGTATAGTACCATTAGGTAGATACAACTCTGTATTGGTGTATTTTATTATTTTGGCCTTATGAACAGGTCCATATAGATAACCCTTTAGAGTGAAATCTAGAGTCCATATCATGGTACGTCTTTTCTTGAAATCGCCATCATACACATCCGATAGATTAACTTTATTTAATATGATTGGAATATCGTGTTTGATATTCATCTCAGGAATTAATATGGCGGTTAAAGTCCAATCTGGCGTAAAATACGGTAATATTTGTTCAACAATCTTAGTTCCATCCTCTGCATTTTTGATTAATATGTTAAGTTGGAATGATATGTTATATGGTACAGGCATATATTCATATAATCTACCTTTGTTATCATTTGGATTGTTATGTGCCGTATAATTAACAGTTTGTAATTTTCTTGAACCATCATAGTTAAAACCCATCATTTCAAAACTCATCATCGGCAATGGATATGTTGCCGTGGGTCTATCTAACTCAGGGTCTTGGATTACTCTAGCGAGCATCTTGTCTTTAGGGCCATAGGTAATCGGAACCTTTTCTATTAGAGTAATATTACCTTGACTATCAGTTTTTGATATGTTAATGTTATTAAACAATGTACCAAAGGCAATAATATACTTTCTTATTAAAGAGAAATAAAATGGTTTGGATGTAAACATTAGTAATTACCTTCAGCAAATGGATTGGTTTCACTGAAATCTATAAATCCATCCGATCCTAATGGGAAATTTGTACTACCATTTTGAATTGCTATATTGTCAGATGCAGGGTCTATGACACCATAATCATAATTTTCATTCACAACAATATTACCACTTTCATCTGTGATGACATTATTATTACCATCCGAAAATGCCCAATCCAATACATTGATTGAATACTTTTTCTGTAACGAATCAATCTCTGGAATACCAGTGTTCATTGTTTCATTGGAATATTCAAACAATTCACAAGTTAGTTCCCAGGTTTGTAATGCACCAAACTGATAGAACATTTCAAAATTATTTACAAACTTTATTTGAAAACATTTTTTATTTAGAGGAAAATAGATTAAATCACCCTCTCTTGGTCTATCATAGCTTATTAATGGAACAACTTCTTGGGAAAAGGTTTTTCTGGCAATAGAAAATACAACCTGATCACGAATCTGTAATCCAAACTTAGACATAAAATTACCGTCACCAGTAAATCCATCAACAGACTTGATATACAATTCAACAAGAATTGCCTTATCATAGGATGAATTATCATCTGCACCAAGTAACGGATCATAGTTATTAAGTTTGCGAGGAATATAAAACATATCCTCACCATAAATCTTAATGGATTCTACAATCAAATCTTCGTATAGTTCTTGTTCACCACTGGCATTGTAATTATCAAAAAAGAAATTTGTTGCCATATATTACTCGGGTTTCTTGACTATTTTAGTTACTTTATGTATATGTATGGAATCACTATTATACGGTATATAAACATGATGATGTGAACCGGTGTCCATATTATCACCACCATTATATCTCAATCCATCATAACCTTTGCGAACAAGATGTTCTCTAGCTTTTTCTGATTTGACATTACCACCAGACAATCCACGAAAAACCTGATGTCCTTTTAAATTGATATGACCATGTTTTAGTTTAGCCAAAACATCATATTTGTCTACGCCGGGGTGTAATAAACCAGAATGTCTAGCGAATTCTTCATGATGTTTTTCAGCCGGTAAAATATGTTTTAGTTTATCACCGTGAAAATCGTGGTCAACATCAAAAACATTTTTCATTTTTAATTTTGTATGATAGATGTATGGTGTATCCGTCTTGGCTGTTTTAGCCATATTTTTTGCATAAGATTTTGATATATCCTTGTTGGTCGTAAAATATCCTACACCACCACCCATATAATCATTTTTTACTCTAGAATGTTTTTGATCAAAATTACTAAAACGCTTACCAGAACCATGATATGCATCTACCTCTACAGGATTCTGTTCTCTGTATGGTTTCCCGAAATATAATTCTGATAAAAGAAAATCTTTGAATTTCAACATCTTATGATACTCTTTTTATATATTTAAGATTTTTTATAGTTTGGCATTGGTAACAACTCAGCTTTTCTAAGTTCCCATATCTTTCTAATTTTTTCAGACATTACTTTTTTAACTTTAGATAACCAATTATATTCTTCTTGAAATAAATCTTTTTTGTTAGAATAAATTTTTGATAATATTCTTCTTTTAAAATCTGTAGGTCTTCTTTTATATGCTGATAGCATATAAGATGATGAACAAATATAACCATCATTCACATAACCCCAATGACAACCAACATAATATCTTTTATGTTTACGATCATACCAGATATA